ATCCTATCCCCTAACAGGAAAGGGGAGAGCCGAAACCCTCCCCCGTCAAACTTAATTCTCTGCCGCAGTCGCAGCAGCGATTGTGGCCGCGCCGGTCGTGGCGAAATAGCCGGTGACAACGCCGTGGTCCTTAAGATCGTCCGTATCACCAGCGCCCGAACCAAAGATGATCTTGCGAACGCCGTAAATGCCGTCAATCGCAACACCATACTTGTCGCCATAGTCGAACTCTTCGGTGACAGTGCGCCAGCGCTTTGCATAAGCAACCGCCAAGGCCTGCGCGCCGCAGAGATAAACCGGGGTGACTTCGGCAGTGCCGCCAGCGCCAAGATTTTCGTAAATCGGCAGGTTGTCAGTTTCCTTGACAATCACGCCGTTCCAGAAAATGTCGCCGCCTTCAAACAGCTTCGATGCTTCCATCTGCACAACGGTCGATGCAAGGACTTCGGTGTCCAAGCTGTCGCGAAGGTTCTTGAACGCGTGCGGGTTGGCGAACGCAACATAGTAGCGCTTGCCATTGCCCGGATCGCGCATTGGGCGAATCTTCGGAGTGCAGGTTTTGGCCTTCAACACCATCGCATCGAGCGCGGTGGCATTGAACAAGTCAGCCGTGGTATCAAGCAACGCAAGGTCAGCGGACATATCGGCAAGGCCTGCCGCAGCAGCACCAAACAGAACGCGGTCTGCGTTATCAACCAGCCAAGCGTCTGCAATAACCGCCGTGCGGTCAACAAACTTCGTGCCGTTCAACGAACCCAAGGCCTCGATGATAAGGTCACGGGTGTCTTCCATTGCCCAATCGAGCAAAGTTGCACGGGCTGCGTTGCGAAGCGAAATAGCCGATTTCTGCTCGGACATTTCCGCAATGCGGACAGCGTTACGGCGCTTATCGACATAGATACGCAGCGAGCGCGATGCCATGTCTTCTTCGTTGCCTTCCAGCGTCGAAGTGCCGGTTACGGCTGCATTGTTGAGGCGGTTGACAAGAGCAATGGTGATCGAATCACCGCTTTTCTTGGTCAGGTCTTCCTTGACCTGAATAACCGCGTTTTCGTTGGTCCCCATGAGTGACTTGAAGCCGCCATCATGGAGATATTCTTGGAAAAACTTGTCTTCCCACTGCTGGACAACCAAGCCGGTTGCCGGAGTTGTATCAGTCATTTTGAAAAATTCCTTCTAAGGGACGCACCGTCATCGCGACGGGGCATTCAGGTTAGCCTAGCAGTTCATTCAGCGGTCTGGGGCCTGTCCATGCTGGACCTGTGCGCCCACCCACATTCTGCTCGGCGGATAAAGTCGGTGGAATTGCAGGACGTGACACAGGCGGCACTTGCGCCTGAATTTCTGCCATGACCTGTTCTCGAATCTGGTTTTTGAGGGTGTCAATATCGGTCGCCCCAAGTTCCTGCATCGTCTTGTGCGTCTTGGCGATTTGATACGCCTTGTGCCAAGGATGCGGGTCTGCAAGCGCCTGCTGCACCAATGAAGGGTTCTGCTCGGCCAATTGCAGGAAAGCCTGCTTATGATCGTCAAAGTCTTCATGCTGCTGGCGAACCATCATTTCAGACATATCCAACTTGGCGTTCAGTGACGCCTGCTGCACAGCCTGATTTACCACTTGGTCGCCAAAATGCGCTTGCCAGTCTTCCGGTGTTTCAAACATATCCGGGGCCGGTGCGGGCGGATTCTGTTGCGCCTGAATGGCCTGCTCAAGTTGAGCAAGTTTATCCTTAAGCGCTTGGTTCTCGCTCCGAACAGCCTTTAGCGGCTCGTAAACATCTTGCGGCAGTTTGTCCGGTGCAGGCGGCGCACTCTCTTCAACGCCCTTCGGTGCAAATCGACCATTTTCATCGCGGGGCTGCTCGACAAGCTCTTCCGCGACTTGCTGTTCCTCTACAGGTTCAGCGGTCTGTGCATCGTTCAACAATTCGTCTAGTGGTGTGTTCTCCATGTTACCCTCGAAAACGCCCTTAAAGATGGCGGCTCTATCAACGCCCGATGTGCGGCGGCCACTTCCACGTCATCGCGACGTTGAACTAATGCTTGGTCGTGCTGACCAAGAATATCCGAACAGGAACTTTGCGGTCTGGCGATGAAGCCAAGCCCAAAAGGATTGCAGCGTGTGAAACGCCAACCAGCAATCTAACCATTGAAATCCTCATCTGCCATTTCCAGTAGGGCGGCCAAGGTTCCATCCGTTGCCTGCCCAAAAGGCAATGCGACAACATGACGAACCTGCTGACCGCCCCGCTGGTATGTCACCCCCAAGGCGTTAGGACGCAGCATCAGCCAAACGTCCTTGCCGCCCATCCCTGTTATTTCGTTTATCAGGCCAGCGCCTAAATTCACGCGGCAACACTCGCGCCCATGTTGAACGCTTCCATCTGTTGCTTATTCCGCATTTGCTCAATCTGCGCATAGTTTTCCGCAGTCTCGCTTTGCAGCTTTTCAATCTTGGCCATAGCGTCTGCCATCTGCAATTGCTGGCCCTGCTGCTGTTCAGGCGACGGGCCTTGTTTCATCATTTCCAGCAAGCGGTCTTTGTTGCGCAGCGAAGAAGCCTCGATAAGAACATCAGCCGGTATCTGTATCATTCCAGTTCCGGCCAGCTTCATCATTGATTCAAATTCTTCCGCTGCGATGGTCGGGCTATCAATGCCTTCATCAACCAGAATATCGACATCAAGTTCAACCACGTTATTCTCAACCGCAACAACCTGTTGTGACATCGGATTCATTGCGAATTGTTGAAGCTGCTGCACCATTGCAGGGTCGGCTTGCTCTACGTTGTTCTTGTCAACACCCATTTGTTTTGCAGCGGCCTGCAATGCCGTCACAGGGCGATTGACGCCCACAAAGCGCAGATTGTTTTCATTGTCGGTTACGCGAACCCAACGCTCGCCCTGCCAGTATTGACGCACCCTTGCCCATACCGACCGATAAACAGCCAATGACATGCAGCGAATGCGGTCAAGATAGGTTGCAAGTTCAGTCAAGCCGCCCTGCTGCTGCGCAAGAATAGCCCTACCAGACATACCCGCTTCGTTCTTGCCGCCCAAAGCAGCATTAGGCCCTAGCAGGTCAATTTCAGCCTTGGCTTCCTGCAACATTTGAAGGTTGGCCATTGCCATGTCGTTGGTCTGCAAAACCTCGACTTCGCCCTGCTCGCCTACAAACACGCCATCTGGCTTGGACAGTTCCTTGCGAACAGTCTCTGCATCCTGTCCAGTCGAACGGCTCACACGAACCTGCCGCGAGTTAATCAGGTGCAGCGCCTTCGACCGGCGCTTGTTAATCTCATCCTGCGCACCAATCATCGTGCGGACTTCGCCGTAACGGTTGTTCTCGCGGTCAATGTAAAGGCTCACAGCCTTAATCGGACATTCGGGCTGGTCGTCATCACCCATGTAAGGCGAAGCCTGCGGTTCAACTACAAAGCCACCCTTTGTGAATATGCAGAACTTCCAGCCTTCAGCATCGCGGTAGTAATGCTCGCAGATGCGGACACGTTTCCGCTTGTAGTCCGCCCACATTTTGTATTTCGGCTTGTCGTCGTAAGTGTCCGAACCTTGCGCCTGACTCCACGTCTCAACAAACACTGCCTCTTTGTCAGGCCATTTGGCGCGAGCCTTATCGACGTCCATCCAGATAACCTGCCCAAGATAGGCAGCATCGGCAAAATCAAATTCACTTGAATGCGGATCGTAATAAAACCTGTCCCAAGGAATGCGCTTTAGTTCAGGGTCAATACCGCCCTTGGTCTGCTTGACGCCAACCATGATTGCACAGGTGCCTTCAATGGCCAGTTCCTTGGCGCATTCGCTGCGCTTGTCGTCCCATCGGTTGTCTTCGCAAGCATAGCGAATAACATCGGTTGCAGCTTGTGCGCTTTCTTCATCGTCGGGATTGCGCGGAAATGCCTTGGGATCTTTGCGGGTCTGCTTTTCCAGCCCCATCATCGCGTTCACTTTGCGCTTCACACGATTGTAAGTGATAACCGGCTGCTTGCGGTTTTTAAGGGCAGTTTCCTCTTCTGCCGTCCATTGCTTTTCGTCGTAATAGTCGCGGTCGCGCTCGGCCTTCTGGCGGCTGTCCTGCGTCGATTCTTCACTCTCTTCAAACTGGCGGCAGAACATACCGAGTTCGGCGCTGTAGTCAGTCACACCGTTCTCCATGACGCCTCCTCTTGTTCTGACTTATCCAGCAGCTTCGACCAACGGTCACCGCGCTTTTTTTCCGGTAGCTTGCCGGGCTTGTAACCAGTGCGCCGCAATTCCTCTAAGGCGTAGCGCAGCGCGTCAATCGTGTGGTTGTTCTTGTCTTCCAGCACCGGCAGTATCTCGCCCGTGTGTTCGTCAACCTTGTAACTGTAGAGCGTCAATTCCTCGGCAACCCGCTTGCATCGCGGATGCACAATGATGTCGAACGACTTTAGAAACTCAATTCCATCCTCGACAGAACCTTGCCCCTTCAATGCGGGGGTAATCGAAAAGCCTTGTCGCCGCATGTAGCTGACCGTTTCAGGTCGGGCGCTGTCAGCTCTTATCAGCCACTTATTCGCGCCAGGTATCGTGTTGAACAGCTTGGGCAGATGGTCAATCTCGCACCCTACTTGCCAAGCCTCTGCATCAACATACAAGTTACGGCCTTCAATGTGACACCGGACTAAAACAGTCGGGTCTATTGCAAAGCCCCAATCCGCACCAAACCGATGCACTGCGTCTTTAGGCGTTTCGAACTCTTCAACCTTCCAGTTGCGAAAAACCCGCGCCTCACTGTTCAAACTATACGCACCCTGCCAAACATGCAAAAACTTGTCGGGGTCGCGCCGCCTGTCGTCTTCCAAGTCTGCCAGCAATTCGGCAGGCAGAAACGGGTTGTCGTTCCAATTGACTTCGATAACCACGCTGTCAGTCGGTGGATTGTCACCACGCAACAAAACATCAACCGGATCGGTCGGCTTGCCGGGGTTCCAGCTAAACCATAATTCGCTTCCCGGTTTGCGAATAGTAGGGCGGAGTAAGTCTAGCGACCGCTGCGATAGCGATTGCGCCTCCTCAACCCATGCCACGTCAAAACCCTCCAGCGACTTAATCGAATCCGCTGTGTGATTTTGCATTCCTTGAAACATGATAACACCGCCACCCGGCGTCTTTATCTCTGCCTCTAACACCGTGAACAGGTGTGCAACACCCAAAGCCTTTATCTTATCCTCAACTAGCAGCTTGACGCTGTTCTTTAGCGACTTCTGCACTTCACGAACGCAAGCAGCGCGAAAGCCCCTTGACGTCGCCGCTTTGACTACAAGCATTTCAGCAAATGCATGTGATTTGCCAGAACCGCGACCGCCATGCGCGCCCTTATAGCGTTTAGACTGCCACAATGGCTTGAATATAGCTGGTATGCTTACGTCGCGCCTAGACGAAGCGGACGTCGAAGCCGGTAAAGGCGATTGGGCTATCTCCCTCATCTCCGCCAACATGTTTCACCTTGTCGCTGTATTTGCCGTGCAACTTGCCAGCCGCCCATTTGCGCGCGTCAATCGCAATGCGCCGATCCTCCGGCGTCTTTCCCGTATCGTCGGCAATCTCGAGTATTTGCTCAAAATACAGATCGGCCCGTATCTCTTTCGCGCGCGCGTAATTGTCCGAATTGCCGTCTTCAATAATCCACAAATTGACCGTTGAACGCGCGGGCATGTTTTCGTCCATGCATATTTGGCGGAGGCTTTCACCTTCTGCCATCCGCTTGTAAACTTCCTGTAGGATTGCGTCGCGGTCATCATATGCCATCATGCCGCCACCATTTCATCCCAGCCCCGCCAGAGTCCTTGCGGCGTGTCCAGCGGGTGAGCGCACTAGGCGCAATACGAAACAATTAACAATTTCCATAGACCAATGCCTTCTAAAGATAAAGCCTTATTTCAACTCATGTTTGCAACATGCTCGTGAATGGCAAGCATGGCCATTGCGTTTTTGTTTTTTGCCATCACCGACTTCATTGACCGAACATCGTTCAAGTCAATGTCGCAATAGTAGCTTTGCCCGTCATCGTCTTCAAACTCTAGGA